GAATTCTTTCTCTACATCTTGCCGGTTCTGCTTGGCGATGATGCGCAACGTTTTGAGCTTTTCCCGTATGGAGGCTTCTTGAGCATCCAATATCTTGGTATCAATGAATGATGCCTCTGGCACCCACGACTCCGCGATACCTTTGCGCCGCTCCGCTATCCCCTCCAGACTCTTTTCTAACCTTGCAATCTCCGCTTCCGCATTCCTCGCATCGGCGCCAGAAGTCTGCACCCAGCCCCAAAACGACCCTTCGTTAATCACGGTCATAAACCGAGCAAACGAGTTTGTCGCATCCACAATGAGTTGGACGAAGTCGCCAAACGCCTGCCGCGTTTCTTCGCTGCTTAACGTGTCGGTCAACCGATTGACCGCGTCTTTGGCTCCGTCAAGACTGCCTTCATCGCCAGTCATCAGGTCGTTAAGCTGATTCCGAAGGGCAATGACGGAGCCGCCAAACGTATCCCTGGCCGCTTTTGCCGCGCCGCCATAGGACTCTTCCAATGCATCCAGAATTATCGCCTGCGCCTCAGCGGTTTTGCCTGTGGCTTCGAGTCGCTCCGCTAGCTTCTTCTGGTCTTCGGAGAATCGAAAGCCCTGCTTACTCAAGGAAGACAAGCCCTGAGAAGGCACGTCCAGCGCTCGGCCAATTGTCTCTGCAGCTTGAACCACCGACATGCCGGTACGCGCCGACATGTCAATAGCGGCCTGTAGAGCTTTGGGGAACTCGTCACCCACAATGCCGGTAAAGGCAAGCAACGTCGTTTGGGCTTGATTGATTTCCCCGGCAGACAGCGTGGACAGGGACGACATGGACGACGCCATATCGTTGAGTGCCTTCCGGCTGAATCCGGCGGCCTCACCCGTTGACTTGAGCACGGCTGCAAGCTGCGCCTGCTCTTTTTCTGCCTGTATCGTCTCACTGATGAAAACGGTAAATGCCGTAGCCGCCACCGCGCCGGTCAAAGCCGCCAGAGCGGTAAATGCTACCTTCGCATCCTTCTCGATACTGCGTAGTCGCTTACCGGCTCGCTGAATATCCGTTTCAAAGGAACCCGTGCGAGCGATAAGGTCTACAACGATGCTTCCGGCAGTTGCCATACCATCACCCGATTAAAAAGCCGCCCGAAGACGGCGTGATTCAAGCCCAATAACTCTATTTCTTGCGCTTCATGTTCAGACCAAGCGCTTCAAACGAACGTAAATCAGCTTCCGAGAAACGCTCGTCTGCCGACCCGCCCTCTATCAGACCCCGCCCACCGCGAAGCCAAGTGAGCCTGTCGTCCATATCTCCACCCGTCATGGAATGCGCTACCAGAGCGGCTGGCCTCTGGTAACGATGCGCATCATCAAACGGCTGATCCATGTAGAACTCAACCCACGATTCAAACTCCGTCTGCGTCATGGATGCCTTCCACTCCGCTACCGTCCTGCCGCCTAGTGCTAGAGCTAGGACGTGCCAGAAGTGGTCGTCTGTACCGGGTCTGAGTCCTTTTTTTTAGCGGGAGTATTAACCGCGACTGCGGCATGAAAGAGCGCCGCGCCGACGGAAGGTTTAAGGCGTGATGCTTGCTCGAAAGTGAGCGCTGGCGTCCCATCCGGATTACATAAAGAGGCGGCAACGAGCTTCGCACTCGCCGCCGCACGCTCATCTTCATCGGCTGACTGAATGCCTGCCTGATAGCGGGAAACCTCGATATACGGCAGTTCACGAAAATACATTTCGTGCTTGCTGCCGTCGGCCATTTCGACCACTTTCTTATGCAGATCGCTCGAAATGAACAGGCTTTTGTCTAGCATTACCTACTCCTTACTATTCCAGAACTTAGGGTGTAGGGCCGTTAAAGTTCCAGATGACCTTACCGCTGCGCTGTAGTGTCAAGGTGCCTGTCACGCGGTCAGCGGTCGCAATGTCGATGTTGACGTCCTGAACAAACGCTTGAAACACCGCGCTAGTACGCGACACAGGCGCAACAAACTCGTCGTTGCTGTTCACGGTCGGCGTTCCGGTGCCATCCGAGAAGGCAATCATCCAGTCCACCACATCACCCGACTCTTTCAGGTCAAAGAGCACCTGATGGGAGACGGCAGACGGGACGAAGTTAAACGGCACCGACACTTGACCGGGATTGCCCAGGCCGCCGATAAACTCGCGATCATCGGTGTTATCCAGGCAGGTAACGTCGATCTGATCCCGAGCGCCGCCCAATCCCGTAATTCCAGTTGGGCAAGTCAGCTTGACGACCTCAGGGTCAGACGAAGTTGGGTTCAGAAAAAAGAGGTGTGTTCCTTGTGTCTTCAGGACTCCGGCAGTCATAATTGACCTCCAAATAAAAAGCCGCCCGAAGGCGGCAATGTGTACCGGCGACTGCCGGGGTTATCGGTTGTAGATAAACTCGACCTGCAAGCCGATGCGAAACAGATTCGTGTCGGGCTCGCGGGTATTAACAATGACTCGATTTGCTTGTCCTGCAGCGTCCAACGCAGTGCGCACAGCCTGAGCCAGACTCACGCACTTTGCAGACTCAAGATCGCCCGGACCTGTCCAGCAATCAATCTGTACGGTGTCGTTATCAGCCCCCGGCGCTCCGCTTAAATGGTCGTAAGGCTGACCAGTAACGACAAACCATGTGATATAGGGAGCCGTGACATTCTGCGGCGCTCTGCCGTGCGGGTAGATGCGCGGAGGGTTGCCCACAATTGCCTGAACCCCCGCTACATTCAGCGTCTTGTAGATCGGCGCGAACATCACTTGCCCCTGTTCTGTTGAGCCAGCTTGCGGACGGTCTGATCAATGCGGCGCTTCAAGTCAGTAGTGATAACCTTGATCGCCTCCGCGCCCTTCTGCCCTACAGCCGGACGCAGCCAAGGGGTAGCAGGTTGATGGCTTGAGCCGTACTCCAACAGGTTCGCCGTCATGAGCGGATTCGTTTTGACCCCAAGCGCATTGGTGTAATCGCGCCTCCGGACCCGCACTAAATACCGCTCACCCTTGCCGCCGAATGGCTTCTTACCCCGGCTCACAATCAACCGTTTTTCAAGATTCCCCGTTGATCGCTCACCACGAACCGCGATAGACGCTCGCAAGTTCTGCGCTGCTTGAGCACGAATCACCCGTGCGCCCTTTGCCAGTGCCAACTTCACTGGCCCGCCGCGCTTGGAAACGATCTCTGGATTCAAACTTTGCAACGTATCCAGCACACCGTCCATGCCTTGGAGCTTAACTTCAACCTTCATCGCCAGCTTCGAAAGATCGAGCGTCACATTCGATGGTGGTCACTTCGAGCACGCCCTCAACATCAATTTTCGTAGGCATGATCGTGAGCGTCAGCTCGTTGACCTCGCCAACACCTACAGAAATCGAAACAGCCTTCACGCCGGGGACGTTTTCGCCATTCAAGTAAACCTCGCCACGGCCGTGGTCAGTCATCTTGATAGATACGTTGGATTCACTCACTGCTATCTCCTAGTCCAATGACTCACTCTGGCCGCGCTCGCTACCTTCGAGAAGGTTGCCGTCAAGATCGACTTGTTGTTGTTCCTCGTCATCTTCCTCGGCCAGCGCGTCGATCAGTGCATCAAGCTTGGCATTGACGCTAATCAACGCAGCCTCGATTCGGTCTAATTGGCTCATGACTGGCTCGGCCCATAGATGCACCGTAGCCGCCATTCGCGGCGGGCTGTGGCGTCCGTTTCAACTGACTGAATACCGTATACCCGACCATCCCAAAGAACGCGCCACGCGGCCATTTCCCGCTCGTCAGCCGGAAACCAGCGAACGTTAATCCGGGCCGATGTGTCAGACTGTGGCGCAGCAGAGCCGACCCACTCACGGCCAGGACCAGTAAGCACCTCTGCCGGAACGTCCTCAAGCCTGAGTCCGCCCGGTAACGTCACGGTTTGCCACCCGCCTGACGTTGGAAAGCCGTTCTCGTCTACCTGCCCCTCGTTGAATTCTTCAAACGTGACACGGTGCCTGAGTCGATACGCCAGCATTACGCACCCCACCCGCACCGATACGGTGCTAGCTTGACCTCGGCAGCGGCGCGGAGCTTGTCGGCATCATCAGGGGTCGCGTGGTAAACCGCCTGCAAAAGCAGCATTACCCCAACCACGACGCTTGGCGGCAGCCTGTCCTCGCTGGAGTCTGCGATGATCATGTCTTCGAGGTCGCGGTTCATGTACTGCGCCGCTTCATCCTCGGCACCATCGAGCAGCATTTGCAGCTTGGCATCGTCGGCACTGTGGATGACTTCGAGATAGTTCTTGGCCGTTTCCAGATCAATAATGCTCACGCTTATCTCCACACGACAACCCGGTACTCGGGCTGCGTTGCAATGCCTCGGTGTTCTTCCAGTCGTCCGAATGGCTCAAGTTTGGCCCGCCACCACTCGGGAGGGTGAACGCTGCGATGGGCAAGGCTGCCGTCAGGTAAGCGTCGG